AAAATTGGTTGAAGAATATAATAATTTTATGAAATTAATTGAAGAAGTTAAGGTAAATGATAAGGAAAAGGATTCTCAATTAAAAAAAGATAGATTGAGAAATATAATTTTATCATTAAAAAATAAAGAACAAACAGAAGATTAAATTATTATTATTAATTATCTATTAATAATATAAATATATAAATAGATATATAATATAAATAAAATATTAAAATGTTAAGTAATGAAAATGATATTAATGCAAAAAAAAAATTTATAAATAAATATATAAATATATTAGAAACTAAAGATAAATATGAATTAATTAAGTTATTATCTTTTTATAATATTAAATTTAACCAAATATCAAATGGAGTATATATAGAATATACAAAATTAAATAATTCTGTAATAGATATAATTTATAATTTTATAAATACACATATTTAATAAATTAATAAATTATTTTTTTATATTAATTTTCATTATAATAATTTTCATTATAATAATTTTCATTATAATAATTTTCATTATAATAATTTGTATAAAGTGTTGTATCAATTTCTGTATTTTCGGTATCATTATTATAATTATATCTATAACAAATATCACATATGCATTCAATTTTCTTATCTATTGGCCAAATATATAAATTATTTGTATAGTGAAGTATCCATGGTAAAGCATAATATTTGTTAATGACAAATAATGAATAAAACTTCATTTTTTAATTAGTTATATCAATTATAAAAAATCATTTTTTTAATCCTTCTTGTGTTATTAAATAATAGTTATTAAATTCTATCAATGTATTAATAATATAGATATCTATTTCTTTATATGTGATATTTTCTTCAGTCTCTGTTATTTCTATAAGATGTTGATTAAATTTAATTATAAAAGTATTTTTTTTAGGTAATTTATTTAATCTATCTACAATTTCATTAATGGTGAGATTTTCTTTTTTTTTATTATTGGTTGAAAATGCTATATTAAATTTAAAGTTTTTAGATATATCTAATAATGGACTGATATCAGTATTATTTTTATCTATATAATTATTCCTAAAATAAATAATTGTTCCAAAATAATTTTCATTAACATTTTCTACAATTAAATTAACTTTATTATCAATATAATTAATATTTAAAATTTTTACAATATTATTATATTTTTTATATTTTTCTATACTATTAACATTAATATCTACTGCAGTAATTTTAATATTTTCATTAAATGTTTTTGTTAAGAAAGTTATTTCACCAAATTTATTAGTTGTTTCTTCTGAAAGTTTTAAGCCAGTAATTATTTGATTTTTATAAAATTTAATGGTATCAAATTCCATATATGTTTTTATAATATATTTATTATTAATATATAATTTATTAGTAATAAGTTTAGGATATAGATATTTATATTTTTTTAATTTTATAGTTATATATCCATTAATATTTTTATTTAAGAATTCGGTATTTATATAATTTTCTATATAATTATCTAAATTAATACAATTTTCTATTATATTATTATTTAACATAATATTTTTTTTAAAAGTTTGTCGGATAATATACATTTTATTAATTTGTAATAAGCCAATATATATTATATTATTATTATATATTTATTAAAATAAAAATCATTTTTTTTTTAAAGAAACATTTTCATAATGAAAAAAGTAGTATCTTTTGATTGTAAATGTTTAAAAAATAGATAATGTTTAATATCATTACATATATCTTTAGTAGATATATTTTTAGTTTTTATATTTAAAATATCTAATAAATCTGTTAGTTTTTTCTTTTTTAGAGAGCTACAAGCAAAACCTCTATATTCTGAATCTGTTTTCTTATTATTTTCACTTATAACAAATTGATATTTATTATTAAATACACCTATTATATTATTATTTCTTTCTCTTTTTTCTGTAAATTTTGTTAATATAGATTTAATGATTTTATTATTAGAATTTAATAAAAATTTTTTATAATTATCTAAAGGTATATCAATATTAATAGTTAATAATATAGATAAAAAATCATCTTCATTTTTTACATTATTTTCTAATGTTTTAAAAGTGGATATGTAAATTGTATCTATATCATCAATAAAATCCATTAGTGGTATTTTACTTGAAAAATTACTAGCAGTTAACAAATCATTTGTAAGGAATGTATCTTTGTTAATTAAAATATAATATTTATCTATTTTAATTATTTTATGACCTGGAATTTGATAAATAGAAGTTTTAATTAAATAATTTTTAATATTAGTATCTAAGATAAATTTATTTAGGATAAATATAATAAGATTTTTATCAATAAGAGAACTATTATATTGTATTTGGTAGTCATTTGTATTAAATTTCTCTAAAATATCTTCAAGAGATAATACTTTATATCGTAAGAATAATTCTTTAATAAAAAGGATAGTAAAATCTACAATATTATTAATAAATTCATAATGTATGAATGTTGTAGCATCTAATGTTTTATTATGAAAGGCGCTTTTATGTTTAATATTAAAGGAATAAAATAATTCATCTTCAAAGGTTTTTAAATCATATAATCCATTATCTACAGCGATTTCTTTCATAAATTTTTCTAATATTTGTATTTCCATATGATCATTAACTTTTTTATAATAGTGATTTTCATCAACAGTATATATTTCATTAGTATTTTTTACAGATATGGGTTTAAAGTGTTGAATAAATTGTTTTTTTTGTTCATTTGTATAACTAGTAACAAAAATATAAATTTTAACATATTGTTTATCGGGTGGTAGTAAGATATGTGAATTTGTTCTAATACATCTACCTATAACTTGTATAAATGTTGCGATATTAGTGGGTAAAGACATAACTAATAAATTATTAACTGATTTTAGTTCAATACCTTCTTCTACAACTTGTGAACCTATAATAATATTTATTATTGAACCATCAGTATTATTCGGATTATTAAATAAGTTAATAATATTTTTTCTAGCATTAGCTTCATTTAAACTGGTAATTGTAACATATCTTATTGGTATAAATTCATGATTATCTTTTTTTTTGTTATGTTCTTTCATTTTTTTTTTGCATTTTAGACATATACTATTATCATTAGCAGGTTCTTCATAATGAATATATCCATTATGTTTTAAAATAGTTTCAATCATTAAAACACCACTTTTATGAATATATTTATGATATATAAAAACTTTGCCTTCTGTATTTTCTAAATAATTTAACATTTCAAAATATTTAGATGAATACTTTTTTAAATTTGTTTTATAAAAAAAATCTCCAAAAAATGTTCCATTATTATTATATAAATTATATTTTTTTTTAAAGGTATCAGGTTTTAATTGAAGTTGTCTTTCATCAATAATTCTTTCTGGCATAATTATATCTTCATAAATAAAATTATAGATATTTAAAGTAGAATCATTAGTATTTTTATCATATGTTATAATATCTATATAATTTTCAAAGAAAAAATCAGACATATAACATTTAATAAAAGGTAATAATGAAATTCCTGGAATTTTTTCACCAATAAATTCTCTATTTGGATAATATCTTAAATCAATATTTTCATAAAAAAGAATTTTACCAGTTAAATATTTTTTTACCAATTCTTCAAGTCCTTTAATTTTTTTTAGATTAATTTTATTTTTTTCTTCTTCGGTTTTTGCCTTTTTAATTTCATTTTTATAAGATAAAACAATATTATTATATAAATTTTCATCTAAAATATTATCTACTGTATCAATAGATAAAATATTAATTAAATCAATAATTTCTCTAGGATTATTATTTAATGGTGTTGCACTTAAACCTACTAATTTAGTTTTTTTATTTTGTAATAAAATATATAAAATAGCTAATCCATAATTATTAATATGTGCACTATTATAAATATTATGTATTTCATCACATATAATAAGGGTGTCTTTAAATTCATTTAAAAAAGTATGATTTACTTCAATATTATTTTTTACAATTTCTTCATTTAATGTTTTAATAGATAAAGTTTTATAATCTATATTTTGTTTTTTAAATATAAATAATTTATTAACTATTTCTTGATAACCATAAAAATTAAAATATCCGCCATAATTTTTATTAGTGAGTCTTATAATATATTTAGTTATTTCTGTAATATATTCTTGTGATTCATTTCCGAATTTATCCTTAATCATATATAAATGTTTTAATTCTTCTTCTGATATAAAACCTAATTCTGGAAATTTTAAAAATTCTAATTTAATATTATCTTTTGTAAATCCTAATATTTTTACATTAGGAATATAATCATTTAAATTTTTATTAAAAATATTTTTTTCTCTAATAATTTTAAATTGTTCAATAAAATTTTTACTTATTAAATATGCCGCTAATGTTTTGCCACTTCCTGTTGAATAAAATAATAAAGCTCTTTTAAAATTAGTAAATGGATTAATAAAATTAGCTGCCATTATTTGATGTTGTTTAAAAATTAATCCTTGGTATTTATATTGTTTAATATCTGAAAATAATTCATTTGGTTTATATAAAATATTATATTCTTCCTTTTCAAATAATTTATCTGTAAAATTAGTATCATTAACTTCTGGATATAATAATGGTTTTGAATCTTGCATTTTTATTATATATATAAAAAAAAATATATATATTTATTTTATATTATTATTATTTTATATTTATTATTTTATAAATTATTAACCATCAATATCCATATCTATTGGTTCATTTTTAAATGAACAATCTATAAAGCATTCGCATTCACAATCTTCTTCTGCTTCTGGTTCATTTTTCGTATTTTTTTGTTTATCAATAATTTCTAATTCTTTTTTAAATTCATTAAAATTAAATTTATTTTTATATTCTGTTTTATTTTTATTTTCTTTAATAAGATTTTTTATAAAATTAATACTCCATTTATTTTTATTACTATTATCTTTAAATTTATTAATTTTATTATCTTTTAAATATTTTAAAATATTTTCGTATTTAATTTTATCATTATATAAATCCATTATAATTTTAATATTTTTATTTTCATAATTATCACTTCCATATTTTTTTTTTGGTTGTTTTTTTTTACTATGTTTTAATCCATCTTTAACTCTTAAACTTAGATTATGCGATAAAGTTTCACCATCTACTATTTTTTTTAAGAATTCTAATTTTCCTGTTTTAGTATTAGTTCTTATATTTTCAGATATAGAGTAAACGTATGAATTTTTTGGTATTAAATTTTTTGTTATGAATTCAGAACAATCTGATACGTTTCGGGATAATCTATCACAATATAATACAACAATTTCCGTATTGTTTTTTATATGTTGAATTATATGTGGAAAAATAGATTTATTGTATGCAGATTGTGCAAATTCATAAATAGGCATATGAGAATCATATTGCCTAAGACGTTGGACTTGTTCCGATAGAGAATTGCCAGAACGTTGTTGTGTTTTTGTAGAAACACGGGCAATTCCTATACGAAACATGTCGTGAAACGTTATTTATTTATGTATAATATATATCTTTAAATAAAAATCATTTTTTTTGGTTATATCATAAAAAAATGACAAATAATTTAGTATGTATAATAGTGATAGTGGCAAAATGGATATTACAATTGACCTGGAACGTAGTATTAATGAGCGTAATATGGCTGAAGAAGAGCTGTGCGATTATGTAAATAATTCGCACTATGCGATTAATACTAACGACGAGGATGACAAAAAAAGAGTCTTGCAAGATGCACAACTAGCTCTTGACAATATGAAGAAACATTGCGAAAATACTTCCGAAATTATCCACCACTCTATAGGATGTATAAAATCCATAGCGAGTAAGATGCTAGAGCTTATTGCCACGATCGAAGAGAACACCACAAACGTAAAGATCGGTTTTTCTGCCGAACACTTAGCCAGCTATGGTGAGCAGCTCCAAAAAGCTACAGCTAACTTTAATAAGATAGCAGAAAATGCAGTTTATGTGGATGCTACTCTTGCACATGCTATACATACCGTTTCTGATACGATTAATTCATAAATATACATACATACATATTTTTTTGTATAATATATTTTATTTTTTTGTAAATATAAGTGCACAGTAAAAATCTATAAATATTTTATCATCGTCATCTAAGTTTTGTTGTGATATATTTTTATATTCAAGAAAATTTTTTTTTTCAATTAATTTAATATTATTATTTTTCATTTCAGCTACAAATTCATCAATATTTATAATATATTCTTTATATAATTGATTATTAGAGAATGGTAATAACAATTCAATTTCTTTTTTATTATTTAATAATCTTATATAATATTTATCTGTTTTCCATTCATTATTTTTAGTTTTATTTTCTAAATAATGTCTAACTTTATTTCCATCAAATAAAGTGCATATAAACATTCCATTTTTTTCTAAATTTAAATTTAATAAATTTATAAAGTTAGACATAAGTTCTTTAGTATAAATAAAATAATGTATAGCAAAGTGAGAACATATATGTTTAAATGTTTTAATATTAATAACTTTAACTATTTTATCATATATATCAATATAGTTATTAGTTAAATCTTCTTTAAGAATAAATATATTAGTATTAAAATGTTGTTTATATTTATTTTTAAGATTAGAATACTTTCTTTCTAATATAGTGTAGATAGCAGTTGGATCTACTTCTACCATTAATACATTTTTAATATGATTTTCAAAATATTTATTCAAATCGGCTCCTCTTCCTGCAGCTAAATCTAAAACAAAATCAGAATTTTTAAATAATTTATATAATTCATATTTAATAGCTGTATTAAAATGTCTAACTTGTGCAAAGTTATCATGTTGTTCATTTTGATTTATAAAGTATGGATCTTCATCAAATGTATATAACATTTCAATATCAAATGGAGAATAAAAGTTATAATATGTTATTTCTGCCGTTTGAAAATGATTTCCAAATTCTTTGTCTTCTCTAATTTTATGAAAAACCCAATTTAAATTTTTTCTATCTTTTCCTAATTCAATAACTTTACCATTTAAACTATTATTCTTGTATTTAAAAATATATGCTTTTGGATCAATAGATGGACTGAATAATACATTCATTATATTTGGATTACCTTCTATTTTAAGTAGATCTGTTTTAGGCAATTTTAATTTGTCTATTATATCAAAAGTGAGATAAGAATACAGATGATAAATACATTGATGATTTTCTGTTCCTACTAATTTAGCATAAAAATCTATTGTGTTATGTTCAAAAGGTTTCCACTTGTAATTAGTTGTATTAAAATAATTTTTATCAGGTTCAGCTATAATTAAACCATCTATTTTTTTTTCATTTCTATTTTCTAAGTATATCATTTCAATTAATGTTTTAAAATTATTATTTATAATATAATATTTTTTAAATTCTATATCTATAATTTTTTTATCAATTAATTCAATTATCTTTTTAGCTTCTTCGAAATGTTTTAATCTAGTTATATAATTTTCTTTTGATATTTTTTTATTATTTATGTACATAATATCAAAAACCATTATTTTATTATCAATATATTCACCATCTAATATGAAATTATAATCATTAAACTTATTACTTGGTAATTTATGATAAAAATTTTTTTTTGACTGTGAGAATAACATATAAAGACAATTGTTTAATAATGCACATACTACTCTTAAACCATCTGTTTTATCTAATAATATATAACCATTTGCTGGATATACATCTTTATAATAAGTAAATTTGTTTAATTGTTTTGGACTATTTAAAATATGTCTTAATTCTATATTATATCTTTTCTCATTATCAGTTAATAAAGCATAAATCTCATTAATAGGATTTTTAAAAATATTAATTTTTTCTAAGATTTCTTTAACTTCATCTTCTAAAATACGAATTTCCATATGACGCTCTCCTATATATTCTATTTCTATTTCATAAGCATCTATAAATAATTCGTGTTCTTCAATATTTTTTTCATTAAATCCTTTGAAAAATTTATGTAAGATAACATCTAAACTAGTAATATTAGTTTCATTTTTTACAACAGTTAAATCTAATCTATAATCTTCATTTAATTTGAATGAAACACGTTTTTTTAATCTTATTATAATATTATTTCCGAAAGTATATTTATCTATGGGTTCTTCTGTTGAATGTGATAATACAACATCATAATCAAATACATTATTAATATATCTTTTATTAATATTATTTTTTTTTATAATTATTGGTTCTTTATTGAGTTTATTGGCTTTGTCATTATAAAATGTTATTCTTCTTACTGAACTAAATTTAGACTTAGTTTCTATAATATTTAAATTCATTTCATAATTATCTACTTTATAATTTTTTCTAGCATATTCTAAAATTCTGAGAAATTCTTCTCTATTTATATTCTTAAGTTTTATTTCAAATTCTGTTGCCATATTAGAATTCATCATTTTATTATTGTATTATTATATTATTTTTGTCATTTTTTTTTATCATAATTAAAAAATAATTATTTATTTTTAAAGATATTAGCTAAAATACTATATACCTCAATTTCAGCATCTAGGGTGAAATGACATCACCATACCGTGTTTCCTTTCAGATACTGCTATTATATAATAGTAGTGAAAATATAGGAAAATAAATCGGTAACTGTCCTATTATATTAGGACCTATGGTGTAAATCGTGGGTGAATAAAGAAACCCACGGTTTTAACCGTGGGAGTATGTCATAGGCTCTCTTTCATTATTTTTATCTTCTATCCATATTTGAAAAATACATGGCACATTAACTTCAATATTATCAACTAAGAATGAATTTTCATTTAAATCACTTTCATAAATTAAATGAAAGGTATTTTTAAAATATTTTTGCATACTTTCTTTTTTAAAACTTTTTGGTAATATAAATGAAATAGTATTGGCAAAATTACAACTTTTTTTTATAAATTTTATTGCTGTTGATGAATTACGTCCAAATGGTGGATTTCCTATAATATGTATTTTTTTATATTTATTTATTAAATTATTTAAATCAATTTTTAAAAAATCTTCTTTCATAATTTCTTCATTATTTTCCGGTTCAATATCATAAAATAAATAATTATTAGTTAATTCTTTTATACAATTAACAAAAGAACCATTTCCCGCACTTGGTTCTATAATTAAATCATTTTTATTAATATTAATATACTTTTTAATTTTTTCAATACATTCATTAACTACTTCTATTTTTGTATAAAATTTATCTATAGTATCTCTTTTTAATCCAGTTTTTTTTAATTTTTTAGACATTTTAAACAATTTATTTATAAATTTATATTATATAATAAAAATATCATTTTTTTTATATTAAATAAAAAAATGATTATTTTTAATAGATAATAATAAAAGATATATTAAAAATAATGATGTTAAAAGAAATTATACCTAAACAAGAAAATTTTAGTATATTAATAAATAAAGATAATATTGAAACATATAAATTGGTATGGAAGTATTTATTAACATATATCGATAATGCGTTTAAATATGATATGATTGAATTAAAAAGTAAAATTAAAGATATTATTATCAATATTTTATGGGAAAATATTTATTGTGAATTTAATAATATATCTGAAAACACTAAATTTAGTATAGAAATAACTGGTGTTCAATGTTATTCTAATAATGAATATATTTTAGAAGGCCTTGTTGATAATAATATAAATTATACTATGTGTTTTGGTAATTTAAAAATAGATAATAACATAGAAATTAATTATAAAAAATTTGAAAATTGGTATCAAAAAAATAAGGTTATTAATATAAATAATTTATAATTTATTTTAATTAATAAGATAATTCTTTTATTAATTTTTTTTTAGTTTCTCTTTTTCTCATAATAATACTATTATTAATATTATTATTTAATTTAACATCTTTTATAATTAATGTAATATTATCTTTTTTATTATTTTTATTATATAATATTTTTTCTATTATACTAGTTATGAAAATACCAATCCAGCAATTTCCAATTATTTTATTATAAATAAACTTATGAATTAAGTATTTATTATTATGTTAAATAATTTATTTTTTTTTATTTTTATATATGAATTATTGTTTTTTTTTAATTTAAAATATTATTAATTAATAATTATTTATAAAAAATACATTTTTAAATTATATAAATATATATAATTATAAATATATAATATAGAAAAGAGGAAAGAATGAGTTCTGGAAATGTAGAATCCGCTTTATTAATTCTTCAAAGTTTGAATAATCTGCCAGATGAACGTTTAACTTTAAGAAATTTATTAATAAAGAGGTTGCAACAATTAAATATGCAAGCAAAGAATAGTGTATCTTTAGATGATTTATTAATTACACATAATATTTTCTTATCTAATTCTTATAAACCATTTGTAGCATCAAGTTCTATGTATATGAAACATTCAGTTCAAGGTAATATGCAATGGGGAACTAAATTTAGGATTCCTTTATATTTTGAAGGAGATTTTATTCATGATATGAGTTTAAATATTAAAATTGATGGTATTGGCAATCCTAATAAACAAGCAGTTTTTAGTGATGTAAAATATCGTTATTGTAGATTTCCCGGTATAAGACTATTAAAAAAAATTACTCTATGTATGAATGGAAAGGTGTTAGATAGTTATGGTCCTAATGAAATGTTATTTTATATGAATTATGAATTACCTATGGAAAAAAGAGATGCTTTTAAAAAATGTGTAGGAGAGGATTTACCAGAAAATGCTCAATATTATAATGTAGATTTTGAATTAAATCAACAATATCAGGTATTAGATGGAGCACAAGTATTTAAATCATATCAGGAGCCTTTATCAATGACAATTCCTTTATTATTTTGGTTTAATAAAGATTTAGGAAAATCTTTTCCGGTATTAAAGAATGTGAATAAAAATCCACAATTATATAATCAAAATTATTTAGAAATTACTTTAGCAGATATAAATGAAGTTATTCAGAGTGCAGTATATGTAGATGAGCCTGAGAATTATCCAACTCCATTTATGAAAACAAATGCTACACTTCCTAGTAATATCAAACCAAGTATTAATGTAGAATGTTATTCTAATAATATATTTGTTAATCCTGAAATAAGAAATTTTTATTTAAAGAATGTATCTCGTTATTTGATTACATTATATAACAGTCAAAGTAAAACTGTAGCGGGAACTGATTCTAATACACTACTCAATGAACTTAAAGAGATGGGAATGACAGAAAGTATTTTCTTTGCATTTCAGCCTATAGAAAATACAAAATCATTTGATAAATGGCATTATTTTAGTATTGTTCCTGAACAACAACAACATAGTTGGTATCCTATACCTGTATATATTAATCAACCAACAGAAGATCAACAACAAAATGTATTTTTCTTAGATATAAGAAGAGCTACATATTTTAAGACACTTTCTCCTATTAAAGATTTTACATTTAGTTTAGATACATTACCATTATTTCAAAAAATGGATCCTGGATATTTTAGTAATTATATTCCTGCATTATCTTCTTCAACAAAATTAGCTGCTCCTGGTGATCCGGGTATTTATTTTATTCCATTTAATAGACAAATGTTTGAATGTGCTACTGGACATGTTAATTTCAGTAAATTTAATCAAATTAAGTTAGATTGGTCATTCACACATCATAATACTATACAGAGTTCATATCATTTATATATTTCTGCAAAGGTCATTGATTTTCTTATCATTAATGAAAATACTGTTGATCTTATGGAAAATTTATTTTAAAATAAAAAAAAAATATTAATAAAATTAATTAATTTATACATTATTTTTTTTTTGAATATTTGTAACTACATTTTGTAAAATATCTATCTTATTTTTATTAATAGTCGTATTTTTTTTTAGATCAGTTATATTATTAGCCATTTCTATTACTAACTTTTTTAACTCAGCTAATTCTATTTCGGATTTTATATTTTTTTCTTTAATTAAAGATAATTCATTTTCAAGTATTAAATTTTTTTCTTTTATTATATTATGTTTATCAAATAAATCATTATATAATGATATTAAATTATCATTATTTTCTATTAAGTTATTAAATTTAACATCTAGATTTTCTAAAATTACCAATCTATCCATAATATATTCATTATTTTTTAATATTTTAGTATAATTATCATCCAAAAGATTTAATTTATTATTAATATTTAATTGAATATTATTTATTTTTTCAATATTTGCAGAATTAAATTTATTTTCATTATTTATTAAAATTTTTAATTCATCAAGTTCTTCCTGTTGTTTAAGATTAATATTATTAATTTCATTAATTTTATTATTTAATAATAATTTTAATTCATTTTGCCTTAAATCAATATATTTTTTATTAATTTCCGTTATTTCTTTAAGTTCAAAAATCAAATTATTATTACTATTAATCAATTCATTATTATTACCAATAAGATATTCATTTTTAATAACTTTATTATAAAGTTCTTGGATACCACTTAATAATAATGGTGTCATATTAGAATAACTAACTCCATAATATTGTGTATCTGGATTTTTAGGAATAGATACAGCTTCCTTAAAAACTTCTAAGACATCTTGTGCAATAAAACCAACTTGTGGCGCATTATTAATATCATTTTTCCAGGAATAATAAACGGCTCTTATTTTATTTATTTTATCCAAACTATTATCAATATTAGAAATAATATTTTTTAATCTTAAATCAGAAAGAGAAAACCAATTACTATTATTTGGTTCAAGATATAATCCAGACACACCATTATTAATATTAACTATACCAAAACTTTCAGGATTACCTAAATAATCATCCATCCCTGTACCAATTAACCATTTATTTTCTTTATCTATTATTTGCGTATTAAAACTTATAGAAGCATAACATGTTTTTTTATTTGGATCAGTTTGCACAGTTTTAATATTAATTAAATTTGTATTATTATTATCATTGTCATCATCATCATTTGTAATATTTAAAGAACCTTCAATTGATAAATTATTATTTAATTGAACTTTATTCTCTTCCCATAAAAAAGTATTTTTTCTCTTTGATTCTGTCCAACTTTCATCAAGTTTAATGACATCAATTATTTCTACCATTTTATATTTTATTATATATTATATTTATATTTATTTTTTATACATTTTTTTTAATTAATAAATTAAAACGGATAATTTCCTTCTCTAATAAAAGAAAAATAAATATCAAGTGTAGAGCCAGAAGAATTCATTATTCCTAAATATGAAGAAATAGAACCATTTGTAAAATATGCTACACCTGAACCTATTTTTGTAGTTCTTGTTGATGCATCTATAATTATAGTTTTATCTGCTTTAATTATAAAAAATTGTTCAACCAAACTTTGAATAGTTCCATTAGTATTATATACTCTTACTAATCCTCTATATAAACCAGATGGTGGATTACTTAAAATTAAACTCGTAACAGTTCCTGCACTTCTTGCTAGAAGGAATGAATCAATTATATATACATTATCAGCAACAAAATTATTTGCGGTTAAATTTCCATTTACAATTAAATCATCATAAACTTTTACCTTTCTTACAGCACCAGAAGCTGCAGCACCTACAATATTTAAACATCCTACATCCCAAACTTCATATCCTATTTTTCCCGCATCACCATTTTTTCCAGCAATTCCAAATCCAAATTCTAAAACATTATTATTAGTAATTCTAGTATTATTGAAAGTAGATGAACCACCTACTATAAAATGATCCCATATAGCTAAACCAGTATCTGTTGCTCCTCCTCCATTGGGATCTAATGTTACCCATCCAGTGGTTGATGTTCCTAATTTATTATTAAAATACATAGATAATGAAGTAGATGATGAATTTGTAAAATTTAAATATGAATCTAAACAATTTATATCATATGCTTTTAAAGTATTAGTATTAAAACTTTTTGTTCCTGTAATTGTTTGTGTAGTATTGGTAGACATACTTATAGAAGTTGATAAATAAGATGAACCTTGTGGAATATATATCATAGCAGGCATCCATTTTAAAACTAAGGGACTAGCATCTCTATTAACTAATGCAATTAAAATCCAATTATCATTCACTCTAAAAGTAGAATTTTCATAATCAACTACTCTAAATTGTGCATTAACAGTAGCTAGGCCCATTCCATTTGTAATTACATAATATAAAGCTGTCCAAGTTGCACTTATAACAATGGGAATTCCTTCAGAGGTGCATGTAACAGTAGTTGTTGTATTATCTGATTTAAAATGAGTTATAGTCCCAGAAGTAGGATTCGTAATACGATGATATCCTTGTGGTAAAAATGATTTATCTGTATTAATAACAACTACATCAGCATCCCATCTTATATATCCAGATGAACTAAATGTAACATTACCACCTCCTGACAAGGTTTTTTGTGCAGTATTACCTGGATTTTCTAATGATAATGTTCTAGTTGTTCCATTAAAAGTTTTATTTCCTGTAATAACATCACCTGAACCATTGCTATATCTAGTTTCATCAATATATATTGTAACATCCATCGGTTTAAATATTAAATCATATTGGGCAGTCTCTATTGCTATTAAAATCCAACTATTAGGATCAATTGTTCCATTAGCCATTAAGTCTCTACGTGTTTGTGCACTAATAATTAATCTAAAATTATTTTGTGAATAAGCAGCAGATGGATTAGTTGGATCAATAACATAATATAAAAACGCGACTCGATTTAAACTTAGAAAATTAATACCATTAGCTGTACAAATAGTTGTAGAACTTGTAGTTGAATAATCATAAAGTGTAATTGTTCCTGATATAGGACAAGGTATAGAAAGATGTGCACTTTTATAAGGTACTATAATTGAACTCCACCAATATAAATAAGGAACATTTGATGTAGCTGTATATGTCCATTTAACTAATGCGCCCCATGGATTAGCACCAGAACCTGCAATATACATATGTTCTTTTGCCCAATCCAATTCATTTACTGTGCCATTAGTAAAAGTAGGAATACCCGAGAAAGTTTTTGCACCAGAAATAGTTTGAGTACCAGAAAGTGTAGCTAAATTATCAGGAGTGATATTTACTCGTTCAACTGCATTTGATGTAGTATTTAATACTGCTAATTTCTGTCCTGAAGAAGTAGCAGTATCAGTATTAACACCAGATAATGTAGTAGTTCCTGAAAATGTTTTATTTCCAGAAATAGTTTGAGTACCAGAAAGTGTAGCTAAATTATCAGGAGTGATATTAACTCGTTCAACTGCATTTGAAGTAGTATTTAATACTGCTAATTTCTGTCCTGATGATGTTGCTGTATCTGAATTAACTCCTGAGAATGTAGTTGTTCCTGAAAATGTTTTATTTCCAGAAATAGTTTGAGTACCAGAAAGTGTAGCTAAATTATCAGCTGTAATATTAACTCGTTCAACTGCATTTGAAGTAGTATTTAATACTGCTAATTTCTGTCCTGAAGAAGTAGCAGTATCAGTATTAACACCCGATAATGTAGTTGTTCCTGAAAATGTTTTATTTCCTGAAATAGTTTGTGTGCCAGTAGTAGTGACTATACTATCAGGAGTTATATTGATACGTTCAATAGCTTTTGTAGTGGTATTAAGAACAGCTAATTTTTGCCCAGAAGAAGTAGCAGTATCAGTATTAACACCAGATAATGTTATACTATTTGAAAAAGTATTACTTCCACTAAATGTATTATTTGCGGATAAAGTAGGAATACCTGTAATATCTCCTGTTAATCCATTTATACTAGTTACTCCTCCTCCACCAGTTAAAGAAATATTAACATCACCTGTTTGCCCATTAACTGATTTTACCTTAGCTTCTGTATAAGTAGTGGTTATAATATTTCCATTCCATATACCATAATATTTACCAAGAACAGTTAAATCATTTAAAAATACATTATTAGAAGAATTTAAAGTAGGTATATTATTATATACTAAAGATGTATTTTTTATTTTACCATCAGAAGTTATTGATAATAATGTTTCGGTAGAAGAAGCTGATGATAATTTAGATAAAATAATATTACCATTACCATTATTATTATTATTATAACCTGAACCGGGTGTTAGGGTAATATCTCCTCCATTATTATTATTTATATCACCATCTTTTGCATTAATATTCAAATTATAATAAAAATCAGCTACTTTAATATTTCCAGCATATAAAGTATTAAGCATTAAATCTCCTTGTTTTGTTGTATTTGAAATATCTATTAAATTATTTGGTTTTATAGTTAAATCTTTAAAAAATTTAAAAATACCATTATTACTAGCATCTCTAAATAAACCAGCATATTTATCTGTAGAATTACTTTTATATTTACCATATATACCAATATCAATTAAATCAGATATATTATCTGTTGCTAATTCTAATAATGTATCTCCTATATTAATAGATGTTGTTTGATATTTTTGTATAGTTTCAGGGATTATATTAAGATCACCACATAACAAAGTATCACCAGTAATAGTGATATTTGCAAATTTTACAGTATCTGTATCTCTAACATATTGATTCATATTATATGCATAATTTAAATTAATACTTTTTTCTACATCTACAATGTTATTATTATTAACATCTGTTTTAGTAGATATAGGAAGAAAACTATTTAATGTAGGATTAAATTTTTGTGTATATAAAACATTATTTCCGGATAATTTATAAACATTTTTATTATCTTCTAATAGAATATTTCCATTTTCTAATATAGTAATCATTATAGTATTTAATTTATTTATATTATATATTAATAAAAAACAAAAAAAATATTATATATTATATACAATTTTTATATTTTATAATATTTATTATAATTAATAAAATATATTTAATTATTGATTCTGAAACATTGAATTATTTTGATTCATAAACATAGTTTGTGGAGATGAGTTTTCATTAACACTCTTAGCATCTTGTCCAGCTTGAACAGTATCTTTCATATCATCCATTACTTTTTTATATAGTTCAATAATTTTCTCATTTTTATCACTATATTCTTCAAGTTTAATTTTAACTTGATTTACTATATCACCAAAATTTTTGCCATAATGTGAAAACATTTTATTAGTTTCTTGTAGTAGATTGGTATTAAATGCGTTATTATTATTAATATTGTAGATAGTATATAGTGCAATACCTAAATGGACACTACATTGGAATAAGTCATTCATAGTTTTATTTTTAGCTTGATTATCAATTTTACTCTTGATATAGGAACCAAGAATAAATGCACCAAACATAAGTAGCTCAACCATACCAACATTAATATCTAGCATTTTTATTATGTCAATAAATATGATTATTATATCTAAATATAATAATTATTTAATTTAAAAATAGCTTTTATAATATTATATTAGTTTTTTAATTAATATAAATTAATAATATTATTTTATATAATAATATAAATAAAACTTATAACTTATTAAACAAAATAATGGATTTAAGTATAGATAATGTTTATGAAATATTATTACATTATCATCCACTTATTTATAAAGCAGATATAGAATGGTTAGAAAAAGGTCGTACATATGCAAATCAACAAATAGAATTACATGAAAATACAGTAGAAGCAAAATATTTTATGTTAAATTATTATATAAATAATTTCAGAGAAGAGCATTTACGGATACAATTAGATAGAAATATATTAAAACCAGCGTTATATCCAAAATTTTTTGCACAATACAACGGAAAAGTATTATCAGTTATTATGTCTAAAGATAAAAGAATACCAAAGGGAATAGCAATAACACATATTAATGGTAGACCTTTTAAAAATTATTTAAAAAAATTTGTATTATATAATAATGGTTCAGATGATGAAGTAAGCGATTTAATAATAAATAGTAATATTTTATTTTTAGATTATAATAATCCATTTTTACCTGCTCCACAAACAGTAACATTATATAAAGCTGATAAACCTATAAAATTAGAATATCTAGAATGCACTCAAAATTGCATAAGTAAATATAGCAATAATGCATATATAGAAACAACAGATGAATATAGTATATATAAAGATGAAAGTGATGTTATCCATTTAAGAATACCAACATTCGAAGATGTTCAATTTGATGATCTAAAAAAATTACTTCCTGCTAAAAAAATCGTAGTAGATCTTAGAGATAATCTCGGTGGGGATGTTAGATATGTGCAAGATTTTTTTAATATTGTATATAAAATTAAAGTAAAATGGGGTGTAACAATTAAAAATTCTAATTTAGTAAATGAATATAATTATAGAAATATAAAAAATAATAATAAAGATAATGTAACTATTATCAAATGTTCAGGACCTAAACTAATTAATAAAATTAATAATCCTAAATTAGAAATTATAGTTAATGAATTTTCTAAAAGTGCATGTAGAACTTTCTGTCAAATAGCATTATTATATATTAATGGAGTAAAAATAAATGGTAAAATAAAATTATATCCTATATGCGGTAATTCCATACTTTTTGAAACCGCACAGTATCGGTTGTACCTGCCCAGCTCATGTTACTC